ACGATTCCCTCCATACGGATGGAAGCGAGCTTACCCTTGGTAAGTTCACCAGCACTCACAGCAAACATCGTGACACCTTCAAGAAGGTCTGTGTCTGCTGTAACAGCGGTAACGCTTTCCTCAGCAGTGCCTACCTTAACTGCCCTGTACTGAAGCAGAGCAGACTCAGGCTTACGGCCCTTGTCGAGAACGTAGTTACCGACGGACATTCTCTGCTAACCCTCCTTTCCTGCGTTGCGATACATCTTCGCCAGCTCGGGATTGTCCTTAGACACCTGAGCAAGCGCATCACCGAAAGACAGCTTAGTCTCGCCACCTGCTTCTGCGATCTTGAGGTGGGCAAGCTCGCTAAGCTTCCTTGCGGCCTCCTGCGGGTCAGCAGCGCCTTCCTCGCCCGTATCATCGGTAGAGGTACCACGCTCACCGTACTCCACGATTCCGTCACCGGAAACGATCTTCTCCAAGATGGGCTTAAGGTCGTCAGGGGTAGCCACACCCTCAGAGAACTTCTTATGAAGCTCAGTCAGGCTATCGCACACAACTGCGCTAAAGCCCTTAGTGATCTCCACTTCGACTTCGTTGTCCTCTTCGTCCTTACCCGGAATCTTCAGGGTAAACTCCGAGAACTGCTTGCCGAATAGTTCGGCATCCCGCTCGGCATCCTTCTTACGAAGCCTCTCAAGCTCAGTGGCCTGTTCGGTCATAAGACGATGCTGCTCGGGGAAACGCTCGCTAAACTGCTTGGCTGCCTCTTCGTCGGCCTGAGTGGAGGTAAGCGCCGCAGCCGCCGTATCAATGGCAGCCTCGACCTGCTCCGTTGTAGCATCTTCAGGCAAACCGAGTGCAGTAAGCATAGCAGCGGTAATCTCCACGCTAGCCTCCTGTTCTTCGTTCGCTTCGTCTGCTTCCTTCTGGATCGGGAGAGTGTTAAACCGATCACCACCACCTTGTTCATCTTCCGGCTTAGGCTGCTGATGCGGGTCTTGCTCTGGATCGTGGTGTTCCTCCCACGCAACCTCGCCAGTGGTATTGTCCCGGTTAAGCACCCCCTTCTCGACAAGGACTTCAGACAGGTTAATGGGCATCATACCCTTAACCCACGGCTTAACGGTAAGAGCGCCGCCTGTCGCAACATCGGCGTGAATCTCACCGTTCATATGATCCTCGTACACCTCGTAGTACTCAGGCGAGAAGTACGTCCACTCTCCATCCTTGATTTCCTTGGAAGCGGTAGGAGTGAACTCAACGAGCCACCACATACCATCGTCTCTAACTTCCATATCAAGGATAGCGCCAGAAGCCTTCGTACCCTTACTAACGTCCAGACCGTGCTCATAGTCCGTGTTCAGGATATCTTTTCCATGCACCTTCTCACTGAAGTTTTGCTTCATCGTTTCCGCGTTGTGCCTACCGAAGTAAGTCATACCGTAGATGGGATGATCCCAACTACCGTACGGAAACGCCTGAATCCACTTAGTAAGCTTCTGACCCTGTACTTCCTCTTCCGAGAATCGAAGGGGTCGAAGCATAGTAAGCAGACCTTCAGCGGCTTCTGAGAATTCCTTGCTGTTTGCGTACAAAGCACGCATATGAGCAGTGGCCTCTTTGCGCGTCTTGTGGCACTTGACTTTGCCGCCACCCTTCTTGAACACGCAGAACTGGTCACCTTCGGGCTTAACGATCCAGGGCATTACACGGCTCCTGACGTGTCGGACTTGCCTACATTACCACTACTCTCGCCACCGCCGGTAATGGCACTACCAGCAGTGATAGCCAACTCTTCTGGCGTAACGGGAGCAGTGCGAACAGGAACGTCCGAGACTTTACGGACGTACTGCTCAGTTTCGTGGCTGTAGGTAATAAGGCCAGCATCGACCAAGTTACGCATACCAGCAGACCACATCTGAAAGTCCTTAGTCTCGCCAATGTTCTTGACAGAGAGCTTCGGGAACTTATCCGTCAGAAAGTTGTAAGCAACTAGACGAGGGATAAGGTACAAGTTGAGCGTCTGACACCACATGTTCGCAATGTACGACATGGCCTTAAGGAAGATATCCGCCGCTGTGGCGCTTGTGGCCCTACCGCCTCCACCGCTGCCGAGTCCCATGTTGAGGAACTGAACGAGGATATTCTTCATAATCATGTCGTCGTGGTGTGAGACTGATTCCAAGGCGTTAACCAAGTTTCCTTCGGGCTTAGCGAATCCGACCTTAAGAGAAGGTGGACGCACAATGTAGCTGTACTCGTTGGTGCGGAGGTTACGAGCCATTTCGTGTGCGAGCTTCTTATCCTGTGTACTGGCACCGGCCTGGATTTCGACGTCGGGGATGCCGATACCGTGACGCTCTTTCTGAATAGCGTCAATCTTGTACAGAGTCGTCTTATAGAACCAATTTTGGTAAGACGATCTAAGAATGCTCTCGCCTTCAAGACCCGCCTCTTCGCCTTCAAACGTAAAGATGACAAGCTTCTCAATGGGAATCTTAACCTTCTTGACGTTACCCGACTTATTCTGTGCATTCTGCGTGATACCTTCTGGCCCACCGTTATCGTCGTAGTCAAACGATGCAATGGTGGCAGCGGGACGGAAGCCGAGCTTACGGAGCATCGTGTACTTCTTGCGGTTAGCTGTGGGCTGTGCAAGCTTAGGTGCCCACTCGCGCAATTCATACACAGGCTCGAAGACGGCGTTACCGTTCTCCAACGCTGTTAGAGCGTTACCGAGGTTAATTAGCCACGGAACAGTCGGAGCTTGGAAAAGGTTAAACCCGACGAACTCGGCGACAATCTGACCTTCCGGCGTTTCATCGAAAGGCTCGACATAGAACTCTGCGCCGAGGATGGGCGCTTTACCAGCTCTAAGAGATGAACGCACGGAAGCGTCACTACGCTTCATCTTCTTGTACGTCTGAACCTGCTGAAGCCGCGTAGCTAGCTCAGGGACAATCTCTCTGATTGCGCCCTGGTTCTGTGACCCAATCTCGCTGTACGAGTTAGGTGGCGGAGACTCCGCAGGCTTGCTCTCATAGGAAGTACCCGTAACCTGCTTACGGGGTTCCTTAGCTAGTGTAGGTGTAAGCGCCACTAAAAGCCTATTCGGTTACCAAGTGAGATACCGGTGTTATGGGTGAAGAACCCCGCTGCCTCTGTCTTGGCATACTCGCCAGAATATACGGACTCAAGTGTAATGCCCTGTCCCATGACGACAAAGTGGTTAAAGAAGTAACGCAGTGCATCAGGGCCGTGATCGTCGTAATCGTGCTGCCCAGGACGCTCGTTGTGACCTTCTTTAATCTCCTTAGCTCGCAGGGTCTTCATCTGGCGGATAAGGTGAATACAGCTAGGATCAATGAACAGTTTGGGGATGCCACCCTCTTGTGGCTTAAGCCAACGCTTGATCGCTTCGACGCCAGCAGACCAACCGCCTTCAACGTCCTCAGCGTAGATATGACCAAGAACGAGCTTTAGCGTTTCGATCTGGTCACGCCCGCGAGGATCGGCGAACATGGCATTAACGTGGTAGCCGTCTGGATTCTCTCTGTGCTTCATAATCCAGCCATGCTCCCATGTACTCTTACCGCTGACTTGGTACTCACGCCACACGTACACGTTGTCTTCAGGATCGACCATGATATCGAGGACAACTGTGGGGTCGTTGTATCCGAAGTCCCACGCTTGATAGTTGCGCCAGCCAGGTACAAACTGAATCTGACGGACATGCACCATTTCATTGAATTCAGGGTAAATCTGTCCAGCGAAGGTAGTGAACTCTGCACCGTACTCTTGCAGCCAATACTGCTCAGAGACTTGCGAGTGCAACCGGATCATTTCCGGGTCTTCCATGCCTAGCGGGAAGACAGCAGCGTTAGTCCACGTTGGGAACTGCCAACTGATAAAGTCGGGGAAGTCTGGATGCTGCCCCATATCGTAAAGACCCTTGTACCAGTTGAATCCCTGTGGAGTGCTTGGAAAGTCAGCACTGCCGCGCTTGTCTGCCAGCGCAGGCTCAATGTACATCTGCCAAGTACTCATCTTGTGCTTAGCAGCCTCAGACATGATTACGTGGGATAGACCCTCACCAACCAGTGACTCCTGCTTCTCAGCAGATACCACTTCAACGAGGCTGTTCCACGGAGTCCGAATGAACATGTTACCTTGGACTTTGTTGTAAGCCTTCTTGCACTTGTCGAGCAAGCCGAGCTTCTTAAAGTCATCCCACACGACACGGAACTCTTTTTCTCCTAGCTTGTATGTCGGGCCGACGATCCAGTTAATCGAGTCAGCAACAAACATCTTCGTTGTCATCTTATGACCCGTAGACTGTGACTTACCCCAACGTCGTCCACAACAGGGGATACAGAACCTAGCAGTAGTATTGTGGATTTCCCACTGACCAGGGCTATGCGGAACGTAGCCGATACGCTCGAAGAGAACTTCCTGGTCGATACCAGCGTCTAGAACGCTCATGGGTTTACCGAGAACTCAAACGGCCCTACGACCGGTGTATCGGGGTTGTCAACGAAACGCAAGTAAATCTGGTATCTACCGCTAGTCCACACACCAGGCGTAGTAGTATCGACAAGACAGCCAGCTCGCATAGGCTTGCTAACGTACGTCTGAATCGCAGACCAATTCTGCATGAGCGTGGTCTTATTCTTCGTCACCTTGAATTCGCAGTTAGCTGTAGACAAATCAGTAAGATTGTCCAGCGCGTCATCGAGGTCGATGAGCAGAGTTTCCTTACTACCGATTGTAACGTCGATATGGCTCATACGTGCATCAACTCCTCATAACGTTCTGAAAGCTCCCCGTCGAACCTTCCGAACAGATTAGCACCCCAACGCTTCTGCATGTCAAGCGGTATCCAACGCTTGAACAGTAAGCCGGTCAGAGCATACAGTACAACCGGCCTGATATTGACGTAGACCGTATCTTCGTCCTGTAGTGCAGCGAGCGACGTTTCAAAACCGCTAACCTGGATATCATAGTAGATAGCAGCGTTATCAGTCCACTGCGCTATCTCTGTGCCATTAGGCGTTAGAACAATTCCAACTGTAGCGGTGTCTCCGACTGTGAATTGGTTTTCGGTACCTGATGGTACGATATCGACGTAGACCTCATTGGTATCGGTTCGGGTAACACTCTCGTCAGCGGAGGGTACGATACTAACCCCGACAGTTGCACTGTCTGTGAATTGTGCAATCTCTGTACCACTTGGGGTAAGTAGTAGAACAACGGTAGCTGCATCAACGGCTCCTAGAATCTCAACTGTCGTAATAGGCCGGATATCGACGTAGACTTCATTCGCGTCGAATACCTCTCTGAACTCTGTACCACTTGGAATGATATCGACGTATGCAGTGGCACTATCCGTGAAGATAGCGATATCGTCAGTAGCAACCTGAAGATCGACGTACACCGTAGCCGAATCAACAGCGAGTAGAATCTCTGTTGTGCTGATTGCCTGGATATCGACGTATACTTCAGCAGAGTCCTGATTGGTCTGTGCTGGCGTATGTACGTCGGTACCGCTTGGCTGGATATCGACGTATGCTTCCGCTGCATCTGAACTTTCACGGAACTCTGTGCCGCTAGGCAGGATATCGACATACGCTGTGTTAGCGTCGATGAAATCTGCGATATCAGCAGCAGACGGCGTAATGAGGACATAGACCGTATTGGCCTCAACGTACTGAGCTATGTCGGCTGACGAAGGTGTGATTGTTACGGGCACAGTGGCGCTATCTACGAAAGCAGCCACGTCCACGCTTGACGGGGTAACGAGGACGGTTACTGTGCCCGTATCTGTAAAGGCAGCTACATCGGCAGTAGCAACCTGAATATCGACGTATACGGTATTGCTCTCAACGAACTCAGCAATCTCAGACCCGCTAGCTTGCAGATCGACATAGACCGTGTTGCTGTCGCTTACTTCTCTCTGCTCGGTACCACTGGCTTGCAGGTCAACGTAGACTTCGGCTGAATCTACCGCCAGTAGAATATCACTGCTAGAAGCAGCAATATCGACATAAACGCTATTAGAATCCAGAGACTCACGCAGATCACTCCCACTCGGGGTAATGAGGACAGGCACGGTATTGGAGTCAACGAACTGAGCGGTGTCAGCGCCGCTTGGTGTAATCAAAACCCCCACAGTGTTGCTGTCTGTGATTTCACGATGTTCGTCTGTAGTGATCGGTGTAATGTCTACGTACACCGTATTAGCGTCTACAGCCTGTAACGTGTCAGTGGCAGAGGGAGTCACCGTGACCGTCACAGTGCCACTGTCTGTGAACTCAGCTACATCGGTACTCGACGTAGTGATATCCACGTAGACGCTATTAGTGTCAGATGACTCCCTCTGCTCAGTTCCAGACGGCGTTATGAGTACCGTGACGGTATTACTGTCAACGAACTGCGCCGTGTCAACAGTACTGCCTGTGATATCTACGTAAACAGTGTCAGCGTCGAAGCTCTCCCGAATATCGCTGCCAGACGGCAGAATATCGACAAGCACCGTTGCGCTGTCAACGAACAGTGCAATCTCGGAACCACTAGGTTGTATGTCTACGAGTACTGTGTCGGTATCGCTCGACTCCCGCTGTTCTGTACCGGACGCTTGAAGATCGACGTAAACGGTATTAGCATCAACGAAGTCAGCAGCATCGACACTAGTAACTTGTATGTCTACGAGAACTGTGTTGCTCTCAACAGCCTGAATGGTATCAGAGCCACTAGGCTGGATATCGACGTAAGGTGTGTTAGCGTCAACGAACTGTGCGATATCGCTACCGCTCGGAGTGATCGTAACTGGTACAGTAGCACTATCGACGAACAGAGCGATATCACTACCACTGGGGATGATATCAATATATACAGTAGCCGCGTCAGTGACTTCACGCTGCTCTGTGCCGCTCCCCTGGATATCAACGAGTACCGTGGCAGAGTCGGTAGTCTGCACACCACCGGCTGTGTAGGTGTCTGAGCCGGACGGAGTGATAAGGACATACGGTGTGTTAGAGTCAACGAAGACCGCAGACTCAGCGAGTTCATCAATACGCCAGTTATCGAGGATCGGGCCGAGGCCGTCGATTTCGATACCCGCCCAACCACTAGAGTAGGTATTATCAACTACAACGGCAAGCTCCGTAGGCGTGCCTGCCCGCACACGAACGGCACGAATAGTATTACCGTGAAATACCAGTTGAATCGTATCGCCAGGATTGATGAGGCTCATCGACCCTGTAGCAAGAGCCGTCGGAACGTTGTTATCGACCCGGTATATAAACCAGTTGGCCGACGTCATCCAAAACGTGTAACCGTCCCAAGCACCTGTAGGCTCTGCGCCTGTGCTATCGAGTGTGGCTCTACCAGTAAGTAGGATATCCTCGCCAGCGCCCGGAGTAGCCACAACATCTATGGACTGAGTGTAATCCCACAGACGACCGGTAGGAGCGTAGTAACCACCCTTGAAACCGGCAGCTACGTTAACGAGTTGCTGACTGGAAATGTTGAGTGCGGGGTCACCAAACGCCGCAGGCCAATCAGCACCAGGAGAACCGGCAGTACGGTTGAAATCGTCCGTATAGACAACCGTTGGCGTAACAACAGAAATATCAATCGTAACCGTCGCAGCGTCGGTACTCTCTGCACCGACAGGTGCTGGCGCGATTTCAAAGTACGGAAGGAGTCTGTAGTCGTCTTGGATAAACCGCAAACGCGGCTGTTCACGAGACAGACCAGTAAAACCACCGCGAGGAAAGTCGCGGCGTTCTTCCGTTAGGACTAACCCTACTGGCATTAGTTAAGCGATTCCAACCTGTACATATGGCACTGAATGGAGTACGCTGTAGCGAGCGACCACTGTGCTGTAAACTGGAAGTACTGGTCAACAGTCATATCCCAGGTAACAGCGGCAGGTGTGGCCGAGCCTGCTGATCCTGCAAATGCAAGAGCGACGTTCGCAGCGGTAAACGCTGAATGCCACGCAAGCCCCGCACGACCCATACCGAACACGGTACCAGCAGAACCGAAAGTACGGCTGTTAATACCCGAATCCCACTCCCACATAGTTGCGGTCTGAGCGGTAGCATCAGCAGCCATTGCACCAGTAGCCATGATCGCGGTACCAGTGATAACATCGGTCGTAGCGATCCTGTGGCGGAAGACCATCGTAGCACCGGTAGTAAGTGTCGTGCCACGGCCTCTGGCCTTAGCGGTAATGAACCTTGAGTTACCGTAAGGCTGCATGTAGTTCGCAGGGATCAGAATGGCAGGCTGCAAACGCGCTTCAGCCGACGAAGACGCAATAGCCGTACCATCAGTGATAGTCGCTGAAAGCAGCTCTTCAAAACCGAGTCCTGCCTTCATCATCTGAATCTTACCTTCACGCGCAAGACGAGCCTTCTCCAAGTTATTGACGATCTTGTCAGGAAGGATCTTAAGCAGCTCTGCGTAGCGAACCGTCTCGATCATAGGATCAGGACTGTTAGCCGTCGTATCATCACCGTCACGCACAAAGTTGGCAAGCACTCTAGGAGTGCCGATCGGGTCAACTTCGTCTCTAGCGAGTTTAGGCGCGAACCATCGCTTATCTTTCCAGTCAACGGCAAGCATGTCGTTGATCCTAATAGTGCTTTTACGTATACGTGCTGTAATCACTACACTTCCTCCTTAATACGGGCCTATCCGTCTACGTGTCTCAAAACGCGCGTCTGCCGGTACTAGCCCTCTAGAATCGTTGGGAACCGACCATTGAGTACCAGCTTGGTAGTGAGCAAGGATACGTGCGTCAGATAGCAACCCGTCGTATATTGCTACCTCGTCTATCCAGCCTGCAAAGTTGTCTCCACCTGGCGAAGCTCTTGCAATCCTCAAAACTGCTGAGTACGACACTATCGCTGTTGTGTCTGCAAGAGCTGGCATCGCTTCCAAACCGTTTAGAAAGAGGCGAAGCTGAGTCCCGTCGTACTTACCTACCAAGTGGTACGTCGTGTTATAGCGCGGAGCAGGTATAAAGTGCTGAAGCTGGAAGCTAGTAGACCTGAGCCTGCCAAAACCTATCCCGTCGTTAATCTGTGAATAGAGCAACCATCCGTCTGAAGCTGATTCATGCGATAGCAACCTAACGAAGTCGGTATCGCTGTACACCATGCGGAACCACAACTCGCATGTAAATGATGCTGTACCTGAATAGTTGAAATCGTCGGCACCCGGAGAGCCTGCTGCTAACGAATAGAAGTTGGTTGACTGTATCTGCGGATCAACGAAGTAGACCGACGGATCGGTGTCTTCCACGATCAAAGGCATCGCGTTTGTAATAGGGCTACCGCTCTGTGTAAGCGTATACCCGTTACCCGACGAATCAGCAGTAGGCGTAGCCCCTAGACGCCAATACGCTCTAGGGGCATCCGCCAGTACTTCTGCGCTATATGACACTAATACCGATCCAACTCAACATTACCATTAGGATCAGTCCTGTTTCTACCACTAACACGCAGAGCAGTATTAAAATGCTCTTTGATGTATGCGCCCGCTTCACTACCCCATCCCATCTAGAGGTACCCCGGACTGACGTAGCCACGTCCAACGCTTGCATCACACCCAACGTAGGACGGAACTTCGCTAAGTGAGTTGTACAACCAAACGCCACCATCGCCACCGACCTGACAGTCACCAGCGGCTTGTCCCGCGAATGATCCCGTAGGCACGGTATCGCTAGACTTGCTAAAGCGAACGAAGCCATACGTCTTACCGTTGCTTGGATGCACCTTTGTCGTAACGAAGCAACCGTACTTCTGCGTACCGCCAGCCCATGAAGCGAAGCTCTGCTGTGGATACACCTTGTAACCAGCATTAGCAGCAGGCATCCACACGTCATACATCTCAGTAGGCCCGATAGGATCAGCGTTGGGCCTCGGCGGGAATGCCTTGAACCAGTAAGTAGCGGGAGCACCACGAACACCCGGAAGGAACAGAACGCGGCTAAAGATTTGGTGCGAGACACGCGAGCGTTCCGGGCCTGCATTCTGTGGCTCGTTCGACATGAAGATACCCTGGTAGTCCGTCTTAATTGTACAACGATCGAAGCGAAGCTCGTTAATGATCGCTTCCTGCGTTTGGAACCCATCAGAGTGGTGAGAGGTTCCGGCAGTAGTAACCTCGATGTAGCAATTCTGGATCTGAAGCGTAGGCTGACGCCAACGACACGTAATAGCGTCGGCAGCGTTAGACAGCACAATACGCCAACCTTCTAGATGGAAGACGCCGGTATTCTCACGCGGAATGATGTGGCCTTCGTTAGCCTCGTTAGAGAACATTTCGCCGGCGATAGCGACAAGATCATTCCAGCTCTTGATCTCACCAACACCACCGAGAAGCCTATCTGCCGTTACAACCTTAACGTCACCGCCGTTACCGTTGCCGATAGCGCGAGAACTGTTACTGATCGTCTTGGTTGTGGGATTGCTAAGCGCGGGAGGTGCCCAACGCAGCTTAGTACCCGTAGCACCACCAGGCGGCGGTTCGGGATCGGGAGCGTTATCGTGCTCTTTAGGTGTGACTCGTACTTTCAACCTGTACCCCAAATCTGACGTTTGCACTGTGTAGTTCTTGCTGGTAGCACCCGCAATGTCAATAGGTGACTGTCCAGCAGCATTGACGCGCATCCACTGGTACTCGTAGGTAAGGTAGTCAGACGTAGTAGTCCAAACACCGTCACTAGTCGTGAGAACCTGCCCGACCTTTGCTGTACCAGAGATAACCGGGTTACTGACTTTAGTTACGCTCATTGTGTCACCGTCTCAGAAGTATTACTAAAAGCACTACCAAAAGTATAACTACCAGTATCGGTATCGAGATGTACATACCTGATACACACCACCTCAAATTGCTTGTACTGTTTGCTGAACTTCGCTGTGGTCTTCTTGTTACCGTTCTTGTCGATAGCAGGCGCGTCGCTGATATGAAACCCGTCTGCGTAGAACACGTAGTAATCAGCGTCCGGTGGTGGAGTCCACTCAAACGTGATAGATGAAGCGTCTTGCTCTTTAACACGCAGTTCCATTACTACACCACCTTATACCAGTATGGCCCTCTGCGAATTTCCTGAGTGCCTTCTTGAAACCACACGTACAGTGCGTATTGCCCCGCTGTCAGTCCTGCATGATCTACCTGTGCAGCGATGGTCATACCCTGCGCTGTGGCTGCTTCGGCGTTAGCGTAAGTACCGTCGCCAAAGACGAATGCGTTTGCGTCGTCGGTAAGCTCCCACTTAGGGCCAGCAGAGCTAAGGTCACTAAGCAGCCCACGATGGTCGGTAATCTCAACGAGCAATTCTTCGTTAGAACCGCTAGCTACTGCGATTGCCATATCCGAGTACTCCTGTGAAGCGGTTGGTTTCTAACCCTTCAAACCTGTTGAACGCTCTAGTTGCGTGGTAGTTGCGCCTAAGCAGCCCTTCACCGATAAAGTTCCCACGATGTACAACAACGGGATCGGTCTGAGGGTCTTGAGGATCGCCACTTACCGTACCCGAATCGGCAGCGACGACAACGGCTGTGGCATCACTAATGGCAAAGTCTCCCTCGTAGCCATAAGGAACGAGGGAGACTCTAACCGTAGCGGCATCTACACCTTTGCCTGTTTTAACCTCTACGCCACTAACAGAGATATTGACGTAGACAGTGCCGCTATCAAGGTAGTCGGTCACTACCCTGCCTTAATCGTGGCTGTAACCTTCTCCGTGTCGCCAACAGCGAACGTGCGCGTAGCAGCGGTGTCGGCTGCGACGTAGAGCTGACCAGCGTTCAGCGTCGTACCGTCCGAAATCACCCAAGAGTTCGCACCGTTGGGCGACGGGCCGGAACCGGTAAACGCACCGAACGTCGTCTGATCGGCTGTGCTGCTCTGACCACCGGTAGAGAACGTAGAGTCGAAAGTAGACGTACCCCAGTCAATACCGGCCTGGTTGATCGACTTCGCCACAGCCTGCCTAGCGTAACCAGCAGCCGTAGTCGAGCCAATCTCGTTAACGTTGGAACCCGACACAGTTGCCGACCAAACGCTGTTCCGCGCCATGTTAGAACCGGAACCGACAACAGTAGTCGAAAGAGCCTCTTGCCACGTAGCAGGCGGTGTAATCGAACCTGACGCGCCAAGCACGTAGTCCGTGACAAGCTGCGACATGCGCTGGAACACGATTACCGCGTTGCACTCACGAAGCGGGTCTTCTGTGTCCAAAACCCCCACAGGAGGGGCATCATCGTGGTGAAGAGTGAACTCTCCGTATTCGTCGTTAAACACTGGCCCACTCCTTCTCTTCCAACTCGCTACTCTCCTTCATCTGATACTTGCTTTCATGCGGAGCAGGGTTGTTGATAAGAGCGTCCGTAAGCCCGCGCAAACTAGAAACGAGGTTACGAATGTCAACCGTGCCGTCCTTCGTGTGAGCCTTAACTGCCTCACCAACCTCATTCGACTTAACCATCTGATCCTCGCCGTAATCCCCTGGGTGGCGGTCATACACGAGGACGCGCTTAATGCGACTAGCAGGCGGTGACGCCGGATCACTCTGCAACGAGCGTTCACCACTGACAGCCCGACGATGAGCCTCCTTGATTGCTTCCAGAGCCTCTTCCTCAGAATCGACGGACATAACGCTACTGTCGCCGTTCTCGTAGATCAGCTCGTAGAACACCTATACCTCCTCCTTCACTCTTATTATGTACTCCTGCTCGTTACAGGTGATGGAAACGTTAAACGGCCCGTCACCGAACTTCCCTCTTAACATGGTTTCGTACGCTAGGTACATTACTTCCTTTACTTGCCGCTTATGAGCTTTCTCGACTTGCTCAAGTGCTTCACGGAAAATGCGTTCTGCCTGATCCCTAAAGACCCTTTCCAACTCTATTACTGTTGGCTCGCTAAGTACCTTCGGCATCGTCGCTTGGTGCGCGCTTGGCTTCCAACAGGGCATAACTGACCTCATCATGCTTAACGGTGTCAGTCAATGGAATGATCCCAAAGGAAGCTAGTTTTTCTGCTGCCTCTGGCAACGCGAACAAACCACTCTGCGCGAGTTGTCGATGTTCTGCGTCTGAATGGGTACGTGCGTGATTAAGACGCCACTCAGTGCGCTTATGCAGTGCTTCTACTAGGTCTTGACTCGTAGGCGACGAAAGCCGGTCAAGATCGCTCTGAAAGACCTTACCGCAAATACCGCATCCAGCATGGTTCTTGGTAGGATCGAACACAAAGCCTTCTAGGGCTTTATGCCCCGGCATCCCACTTACCAGCACTAGGTGCGGTCTACGCATCAAGAAGTTGTAGCGGGCTTCTTAGTGGTCAGATCGCGCAGGAGCTTATCAAGCTCGTCCTGCTGCTTCTCACCCTTGAACAGTACGTGATCCATGACGTACTTGGTAACGTTCCAACGCACGGCATCGGAGTCAGCATGCTCCATCAGGTGAGCAACGTTCTCGACCGCAGCAGCCGCAAGCTTGTCAAGACGGCCCTTAGCGTTGTCGATGATGTTCTGTGTCTCTTCGTCCGTGAGCGTGAACTCAGCACGTCTAACGGAGTAGTACTCTCTAGCGAGGTTTTCAAGAGTAGCGGCAGTTTCCTGCTCGGCGGGGTCTTCTACGTGTTCGCTCATAGCAGGCAGAGTACACGGCCTGTGGTGCGTCAGACGAAAAGGAGGATAAAGGCGTTAAGACGGAAAGTTGCATTTTTGCCCTCCGAAGATAGGTGGGGCTAAAACCACTTGTACGCTCGGCGCGGCTCTATAGTTCCTCTTGTTGGTTAGGTCATAGGTCATAGGAAAGGGGTAGGTCATGGATGGTAGCAAGCATAGGCTCGACACCGACGCCAGGGGCATCCCTGCGGTGACAGCCACTCGCACCCTCGTCACCCAAAGCTGGACTAGTGGCCGAACCAAGGCTAGGCGAGAAAGGCAGGCTAAGCAGGCGATGATGGATCGCCAGGGCCTAACAGCCGATATCGTCTACATGGCTAAGCCGGTCGTCCCTAAGGCTAACCCTCGTCCACGGATGAAGACTAACGCGGTCAAGGTCTATATCGACCCTAACCGGATTGCCAAGTCTATCGGCCACCGCGACCACGATTACACCGTCAAGTAGGCAACCACGCCACAGGAGGCTAACCATGCCACGCTCACAATGGCTCATCATCCTCGCGTACTACGCTATGCGGGCTACCAACGCCGATCGGGTCTATAACCCCTTCGATCCGGCACCGCACGATCCGCACAGTTGGACGCTACCAAGCGTGACCGGCTAGACCGGTCAACTAAGAGCCGTAACCCACGCTGGACAGGCACCCTCGGTAGTACTCATAGCCACGTCAACAGCGGTATACAGCGTACGGCTCTTTGTTGACCCGTCAGGCAACAGTACGAACACCTGTTCGGGGTTGTTTGGGGAAGCTAGGAAAGCTAGGGACTAGATATCCTAACGCACTTGCACTATAATCAGATATCTAATCCCTAAACTACCTAGTACTAAAGAAAGGGGAACAGTCTTACGGGATATAACAAGGTAAGCGAAGTTGCGGCACACAACGTCCCAAACCCGCATGGAGGCTAGCGATGCCCGATCCGGTAACAATCCGAACTGAGGACGGTAAGCTACTTACCGAAGGTGACCGAGCATACAACTACTACGACATGAAGCCCGGTTACATCAAGCCGAACAGCATAACGATGCTACCGGATGCCTGGTTCGATTTCATCCATGACGACGGGAGCCGTGCTATCCTAAACGGTGCTCGCATCTGTTCAGTCGAGTACGCTAAGCGAAGGGGGTTCAAGGATGCCTAGTTGGGAAATCCACCACGAGACATACCACCCTAACCAGGGTATCCCGATTGTGGAAGCTGAGAGCGCCTACGAAGCCGCGATCCAGTACTCCGCACGTTACAGCCCTTGCAAGATTCGTAGGGTGGAACCCGATAAGCCTGGTGACACCTTCGTTGTCACGTCAACCGATGGACACGGTACCGGCTTGGTACTGGAAGTCTACGAGTACGAAGGAGAACAGACATGATTACGGAACCTAACGTACACTTCGCGCTAGACGAGGAAACGTACAACCGAATCGTCCGGCACTTTGAGTCCATCGGCGTGGAAATCAAGACAACGCGCCATAAGGGTGAAGTGTTGTACTCCACGGTTACCGCAACACTGTTCCTTAGCCCGAGTAAGCAGCGACCGTTTGAGTCCATCGCAATCCACGATAAGACGTACAGCAAGCACGTCCTCCGTATGGAGCGAAGCACCCGAACCAGCGATCCCTACCAGGTCTAAGGAGGCAATCATGGAAATGATGCCAAGCTACGTTTACTCGGACGACGATACACACAAGGTGCAAGCGCCTAAGCCGGTTCCCGAGGGTATGGAGAAGTGCGACGGCTGTAACGGCAGCGGTACCTACTACGGACGCGGAGCCGTGGTAAACGGTAAGTGGGTAGGCTTCTCCGGTGTGTGCTACCGATGCCAGGGTAAGGGGCATCAGACACCTAAGGACACCAAGCGTAATCGCTACTACGACAACCACGTCAGGAGGTACACACTGTGAGTATCACACTGGAAGAGGCTAAGCAGCTAAAGCCAGGTGACTACCTGATAGACCACAACGGTAAGCGTTGGAAGGTTAACGGTCAGGTCAAGACTTGGAAGCGTAGCCCGCATCGTATCCGCGTACCACTCAAGCACGGTTTGTACGCATACGACGCACTAACAGAGTCAGACTTCCCACTCGGTGTATTCCACCTAGCCACGAAGGAGGCATAACCATGAACCCCGATACACCACGCGGTGCAGGTGGCCGCATCGGTAAGCAGACTACGCGACGCCGCTATCGCGTCACCTTCCTGTCAGGTCTGGAAGGATTGAAGTGTGAGTTCACAGTGCTAGCTGTTAGCGAGGGTAACGCCGCTATCGCTACGTCCGGCATGCTCGCCAAGCCTGACCAGTGGAACTGTACTACCATCGAAAGGGTCTAGCCATGATCCACGTAGACGTGAGACAACCGAACGAACAGCAGATTGTGGTTCAAACCAGTGTTGACGGTAGCGACTGGTTCACACACTACACACTGGAGGTAGCAGCGTTTAACAACCTACAGCATGCGAAGGACGAAGCCATGTATACAGCGCGAGTCTTCGTACACGGTTGTCGCTTCGCTGGTGCTGAAGTCAGGTCAACCGCATTCGGTTACAACAACTAGGGGGTTAACGTGGTCAAGCACAGTTACGAAGTCGTCCCTAACGGATGGAAGCCAGGTGATACCGAACACAACCTACCGTTCCTTCCCTTCGTGATGGAGGTACCGGCTTGGGACAACACTGAACGTGAAGAGGCTAAGTCAGCGCGACGAGCGTACTTCTCCGCTATGTCGCTGCTACGGGACTTGGAACCCGAAGACTGGCAACTCTTCGACTGGACTGAAAGCTTTGGTAGGGGTGCTGAACGTGACATGTCCGGTAAGGTGAAAGCACCCGCTATCTAACCACAGTGCAGCTAGCGAATCCTGTTACTACACACCGCGCAATGCAGAGCGCCAGGGCTAAGAGTGTGTAGCTAGCTGCCGAACGTTAGTAGTGTGAAGGGTAGTAACGTGATATCGAGGTTGCAAGCGTGTCCAAAGCGCAGCGTAAAAATAGCCTCTAGCCGACTACCCTTCACAGTGCTAACATACGAAAGGAGGTGTAACAACATGACGGCACTTACTCCCGATAAGATCGCGGAGCTGCTTAGCAAGGGACGTGCTCGCGGAGCATACGATCCCATCCTTAGCAACTTCCTCGACAGTGGGGAAGCCGGTATCGAGGTTGAGTTTACCGGCACTCTCGCGGGTCGTAACGCGAAGCAGGTCAAGACTGGTCTGGACGCAGCGCGTAAGCGCACTGACGGTAACGGTAGTCTCGTCCATGCTGGTGCTCAGAACGTGCGTGTGATCGAAGCCGACGGTAGCGTGTATCTCATCAACACTACCGTTGTCACTGACGACGAGTCTTAACACAACTAGGGTTGACAACCCTGCTAAGCCGTGCTACTCTGTGCTTAGTCGAGTGAAAGGAAAGGACATGCCTACATCAGTCTGGAACCTGATTAAGCAGCGGATCGAAGAGAACCTGAAGGAAGGGTTGTCTTACGAGGAACGCAGAGTAAAGCAGGGCTACACGGTAGGACATGGGGGTAGGTAGTACAACTACCCCCATAGTGTAAGGGATACGGCATAAGTCTACTAGCAACGTTGGGCTGGACACCGGGGTTCGTGAGCATACCGAACCGTACGCCGGATACCGACATAGCAGGCGTCACGCGGTAGCACCGTATCCCTTACAGTAACCAACGAAAGGACATGACATGGGTAACACAGTCCTATTGCATGAGCGCGAGGCTAACGGCCTAACGGTTGAGATGTATGCTGAGATTCATTCTCGTCGCAAGGCTGATATCACGCTGCTCATCATCGAAGAGGCAGGTACCGGGTTTGCACTGAGAACCCGCGACGGTAAGGAAGCACTGGAAATGTTTTACCACCCTTACCTGTACGACACACGGCAGGTTGCATAATGGGACTACGCACACAACAGCTAGCAACGGTGTATGACGTAGACCCGTATCGTGCCGAAGCTTTCGACATGCTGCTTAGTTCCTGTACTGAGCATAGGACAGATAGACAACGTGCGGTCATAGCTTTCGCTGCCTGTCGTAACGACAACGAGCGCAGGTTCGTACGCCGTATCTTCCTGCTGAAGCGTGAAGCATGGATCGACGGACTGTGCGTGAACCAGCGCCGTTGGCAGGTTAGGGTCAGTAAGAACCCTAAGAAGGGTAACCACCACGATTCGTGGGCTATCCGTGAACAGTACATGCGGTGTCACGGTAGCTACCATGACTACATGCCGTACGCGCAGGAGGTGCGTAATGGGTAAACGAAGGTTTGCAGTGACGGGTTCCGGCGACCTGAGTGTTACCGATGTATCCCGTTACGACAGTAAGGGTGTTACGTCACACACCCGAGGTTGGGACTTGGGTATCAAGGTAGTGGCCGACGTAGACGAGAACAACCGCGACCGATTCACTATCACCGTTACAGGTGGTAGCCACGATCCCGGTAGTAAGGAAGGTTTGCTGATCGTGACCGACTTCGGCGACGGTGACTACACGGTGCAGCATGCCTAAGGACGCTAACACCTACTGGATCGACATTCGCACCGGTACGTGGGGTCACGTCGATGACCTGCGTATCGTAGACCTAGACAAGATCGTCAACAACAGCACTAGCGAACCTCCGCCTATTGCCAGTGATTATGTCAAGTACTGGCAGGAGCACGCTACCGACGCGGAGATAGCAGTGTTTGGAGAACAGCATGGACAACGACCAGGCACCTGATATCACGCTACCGCATATGCGTAACGCGGTTGCGAAAGTACTGCGTGAGAACTGGCCTGCTCACCATGAGAACAATGCTCAGGTTAGAGCGGCTACGCACACTCACGTTGCCATTGCACTGGACATGGCTAAGTGGTTTGCCAAGCATGATCCAGCCTTCAGTGCTGTGGAGTGGTTGGATAAGTGTACGCCGTATCCCGAACTGTACCCACTAAGCGAGCTATGGGAGGTAGATGAGAGTGTCAAGCCTTACGCCTGAACAGATTGCTAACCTGCAACGCAAGGAGGATATCCGGCTTGGATCGCATAAGTCTCGCTGGCTTTCTCCGAAGGACGCCGAACTGCTGTTGGAGGTTATGGCGGCTAAGCGCCACAAGGTTGTACTCGGGGGCATCCCGATGACAGTCACGTACGAGGGTAACAGCAAGTGTTTCGTCAAGCCCGCACAGCACGGTAGGTTTGCACCGTGCGGTTGGTACACCGAACCACTGTTGAAGTCCATTGCCGAGAACAGTTGACATAGCGCAACGGATAAGAGACTTAATCGGCGACAAGGAACTAGACTTGACAACCGCCACAGTATCGTATACACTGGTACACGGCTATGAGCGGTTGCACATACGGGACGGAGACTACGAGTACAAACACGCTGAAGTCTTCCATCCCACCGGCAAGTGCGAAGGGCAGTTTATCTGCCATTACTGTGGTAAGGAGGTGACAGGTTCTAATGGCTAACGAAGCCTTGCACGAGAAGATACGGGGTCTACTGCGTAAGGCGGAACAGACGCCGTACGAAGAGGAAGCAGCACTGTTCTTCAAGAAAGCGCAAGAGCTGGTAGTCAAGTACGCCATTGACGAAGAGGCGTTGTGGGCTACCGATCCTAGCAAGCGTGAGGAGATTCACACCGAGACTGTCGAGATTAAGGATAAGCAGGCTGGTTCGCATTACCGCCGCATGATCCTTAATCAGATCGGTCACAACAACAACTGTCGTGTGTGGTATACGCCTGGTAGGGACGAGAGCACGATTGCAGGTTATCCATCGGATACGGTGTTCGTGCTCATGCTGTACTCTAGCGTGATTAACCACATGAACTTCAGCATGGCTAAGGCTATGGCTCGTCACACTTCTGAGGGTCGTAGCACACGCACCTTCCGTAAGGACTTTACGGCCGGTTACTCTGATCGGATCGTTGAGCGTCTTATGGACATGAAGCGTGAACAGGACGCCTACCTCAGACAGCAGACTACATCTAGTGGTCAGTCCACCGATCTAGTCTTGCGGGATAGGGGTGCTAAGGTTAGCGAGTGGGTCAACGAGAACTTCCGCTTGCGTACCGGCAGCTACCGTGATAGTGGTACCCGCGATCATACGGCAAGAGGGGCGGGATACTTGAGCGGTAACAGCGCCGACCTTAGCGGTGGTAGGGGGCAGGGTGTGTCAGGCGGCAGAAAGGCTATCGGACGATGATTACCGATTGGAGCAAACTGGCACAAGACGCATATGAAGTTTTCACCAAGCATGGGCCTAAGTACACAGGTAGTGAGAGAGATAGGCAGGATATGGCTAACAGTCTTGCTCTCATGCAGTTCATGGCTACGATGGCTGTAGCCGAACAACTGAGCATGCTACCTCTACCTTCACAACCGCGATGAAACTAGACCCTGAAACCATTAAGAATCTTCTAGCCACGCCAGAGCGTAAGAGCAGTACTCGTACTCGTAAGCCTAAGACACTTGTTCGTGATATCGACACTTGGTTCCAGTTGAATCGTGAACTTGGTAGCGATATCAGCGGTGAGTGCAGTATCGAAGATTGCTTGAACATCGAGGCTAGAGGCACACGCCACGCTGTCACGGTTGACGTACCTATCAGCCCTATCAAGACTGTGAAGATGTGCAGGCGTTGCTACCTTGGCGGGAGAGAGTAAGGGTGCTTACGTGAGTAACGAAGATAACGCTAACATTTGTAAAATCGCTCTCTCTGAAATATCCGAGTTTTGCGTAGTCGATATTGCCGACCAGGTTTTAGTAGCTCCTTTCAAATGGAGGATACTAAGAGGTCGTAACACTATCTACGTTAGAACTTGGATGCCAGGGATAGGTGACGTACTCATGCACCATTACCTTCTCGGAGGTATCCCGCCTAACGGGTTTGTAGTGGATCACGTCAACGGTAACGGGTTGGACAATAGACGGGCCAACCTGCAAGTAATCACTAACGGGGATAACATCTCTAAGAGTGGTAGAACGGGTTATGGTATCTCGTACCTCAAGCGGCTCAAGTCAAAGCCCTGGAAAGTGGAGCTTAAGGTAGAAGGTGCGAGACACCACGTAGGGTACTTTGCGAC